CCACCATCGCCCAGTCCAACATAGGTATCCACCTCCAGTTCTAGTTTCATTTTAGATAGTCTCCATAGATTTTTAGAAAGTCCATTACTTCACGCTTTGCATCAGAGTCGAGCAAGTGCCCATATTCCTCAGGATGATTAAACTTGCTAACCAGTTTAACAGCAACCTTGATCTGTGCTGTCAGTTCCTCGTTGACCTCTTCAAGGTCTTTGATGCGCTCCTCTAGCTGCTCCACGGCTGAATAGTCCATAGTGTCGTAGTCAGCGTCGTTCCAGTAGTCATAAGAATATTCAGTCATTTTAAGCCTTTCAGTATTGATGAAATAAAAGCAAAGCAGCCTATCAGTAGTGCGGATGTCATGTGTTCTTCTCCTTTAGTTTGGCTTCGATGCCATGAATGGCTCTAAAGATGTTGACATGTTTGTTGATTATCAAATCATCTTCCACTTGTCCGAAGGCCACGCTATCAAAACATTTGATTATTTCCTCATCCGTTAGTCCAACCCATTCACGCTTTGGTGGTGGTGTGTAAATCATAGGTGCTGTGTATACAGGAAAGGCTCCTGCGTCGGCTTCACTACAATGCTCATACCCACCAAAAGGTCTTTCATTATCTTCACGCACATAAATGAAAGGCTCATGTTCACGTTTTGCCGTTTCATCGACACGTTCTTGCGTCATGTTTACGGCATCGACATCAGGGGTAACTTCAGGGGTGCAATAGTTAGGCTTGCCCCCGCAGTAAGACTTGACTGGCGGTTTCTCTGTCTGCGCTAGTGCTTGGCGTAGTGTAAGACTTGCTTTACACAATTCAGACTGCCTACCAATCGGAAGTGTTGCTCTGTGTTTTTCAAAGTCTTGGTTTATTAGAGTTAAAACCTCCAACGCCATCTCTGCTGCTTTGCGTAGGTCAGTCATAGTGCCTCCTCGTTGATCTCGTTCATACGACCTGTGTGCTTGTCATACAGGACTGCACAGGCTTTGCCGGTCTCTCCGCTGTATCGGTTCTTAATAACCCTGACCCTGGTGGTATTGCGCTCGATAGGGTCTTCATGCTGTGCTGACCTTTCTAATCCTAGCACCATATCAGCCAATTGTCCAATACTTGCTGAACCCCTTAATTGGGACAGACTAGTGGATGCACCCTCTTCATGGCCTTTACCCTCTGGCCTGCGGAGATGGGACACCACAAACAAGGCCACCCCTGTCTCTTGCACAATCATTCGCAGCTTGGTCATAATCTCATCAATGGCCTTGCGCTCATCTCCATGATCCTGAGCAGACACCACGATAGACACATGGTCTAGCAGAATGTACTTGCAGTCTAGTCCTTTGGCAAAGTATCGAACCCGATTGATGATGTTGTCGATTGCGGTAGAGCCAAAGCAGTCATAAAAGAAAAGCCTGTCAGAGCCAAGGGTCTTATCAAAAGCTTCTTTCTTAGCCGATTCTGTTGCCTCAGTCTCTGCCAAGTGCAATGGCTTATTGATCGCCAATGACATCAGAGACAAGGCAGTCCGCTTAACAGACTCTTCCAAGAACATAATCCCAATGTTGTCCTTAGTCTCGCACAGCAACTGCCATATCACTTCTCTGATGAACTGTGACTTACCAAGGCCAGAGCCAGCAGTGACCACCACCATCTCTTGCTGTCTGATACCGCCTGTCATGCCGTTCAAGCCAGCATAGGGATAGTGTGCCTGTGCCTTGGGCAAGGGCTGCATAACCAACTCGAACAATTCAGAGCCAGCAACGATGCCATCGGGCACATAAGTCTCTGCCGCCCACCATGCTTTAACAAAGTCCGCAGATTTGTTGTCCTTGAGATAGTCGCAGGCATCCTTGTACGGCTTGGACATCTTCATAATCTTGACCTTAGAACCGAATAGGTCAGCAACGGCTAGAGCCGCCTCTTGACCAGGTTCATCAGCATCAAAGGCAAGCACCACAGTTTCAAAGCTGTCGATGTACTCGAATTGGGCCTGGCAGTCCTTCACAGCCGACTGTGCCCCATTCTTGATTGACACCACAGGGTACAATGAGCCGGTCATCTGAAAAGCCGCCAAGGCATCTAACTCGCCCTCACAGATGGTCAGATATTTACCACCGGCAGGGTAACGATTCTGACCAAACAAGGTAGCCTCTTTAATGTTGCCTTGAGACCTGAATTGCTTGTCAGCCACGGATCTGACCTTGAAAGCCACCTCAGTGCCCCTATCGTCAGTGTAGGGATAATAATGTTCTGTCCCTGTTTGTCTGACACCATAGGCTTCACAGGTAGCTTTGGTGATACCTCGCTCAGGTATGCTTAGGAATTGACCGCTAATGCCCTTTAGAGGCTCTACAACGGGTTTCTGAGTCATCGGTAGTACCTTACCCCTTCCTTGGTCAGAGAAGCCCTCTGAGAGCGTTTTAGAGGCTTTGTGACACACGAAACAATAAGTGCTGTCATCTGAATAGACTGCCCTGCCGTCACTAGAGCCACAATCAGGGCACTCAGTATGCCTAACAAACCTGTTTTTAGACTGTATTTGCATTGATCCTTGTCCTTTCCTGAGCTAATTGGTCAAGTATTGCCAAGAGGGCAACACAAGAGCCAGATTCTGGCTTAGTGCGCTTCAAAGCCTCATAGACATCATTCAGCAGGGTCTCAATGTCAGTGGAACCATGAGCCAATAGGTCAACACAATCAGAAACACAAAACCAATATATCCGTTCTAAGTCATCATTTTCCATTGAGTGCTACCTTTCTTAATAGTTACCTATATAGTTAAAGAATTAAAATCTTTATTAAAGTCTTTTTCAATATAGACTATTTAATCAATATAGTCTTTAATAGCAAGAATCGTGCCAAGTGCTATCGGGACTGCCAAGGGTCATCGTTACCATCATCAAAACCATCAATGCCCGATAAGGGGTCTAAATCGCTCTCAGTGCCGTCTTCGACTTCATCCATCTCAGACATCAAACTGACATTGCCAACGGCACAGAGGTCGGTTTTAATCGATTTTAGGCACTGCCTACACATAGAGAGATAATCCCTAGTGTAAACTGACCTGATTGTTGTCTCATAATCGGTTAGTGCTTCGTTACAGGATCGGCAACGCATTAGTCTGTCCCCCTTTAAGTTTCTCTGCTCTGATGATCTCATAGGCAAACTCGACAATATAGTCAGCATCGCCGTAGAAGTTTCCAAAGTCCGAGTAATCTAATTTCTGATCTGCAATCTCTAGCACTTCTTCGCTAGTTAGTAGCATGATAAAACCTCCCTTTGCTTGTTGGTAAAGTTAGACAACCTAGATTCTATCAGGGCTTCGTGCACCGATGCAACAGCATAGGCATCAAACCCGCCGATGTGCCATCGATAAGGTTCCAATGGTATATGGTCTAGTTTCCAATCGTATACGGTAGCGACTGAGCCATCCTCGAATTCTATGAACCACTCTGCATTGGTCTTATCGCCAATAAAGACTGTGGGTGCCCCGAAACAGCGACACAATTCGTCATAAGTGGCGTTGACATAACCCCTTAGACTGCTCATGTTTGTTTGATCTGCGTTGCATTGTTTATGCTTCATTGTTTAGCCTCCGTTTTAAAATTCCACATAACCGAATCTTTTAAATCCTCGATATACCTAGCGACATCACTCGCAGGGAAATGCTCGAATGGTGACCATATATAAATATCTTTATCGATTAGGTCATTGTCACTGTCGTTCAATAGTGCCTCGATTACTTCATCATAAGACATACTATCGGGCGAGTTAGAGAGAAAATTAGCCAATGCGATATTCTCTGCTTTTGTTTGAATCTCTTCGTTAGTCATTATTCATTCTCCGATAAGTCAATCCCTAGATCTTCTGAAATGTAAGCCATTGCGGAACACAATTCAGACCATTCATTGTCATATTCTGAAACGCCTTCGGGTATTCCATGCTCCCTATAAAAGTGTAAAGCATTCCATATCAATGACAAATTCCCCTCCATATCATTAGCATTCATTGTAATCCCCTTATCGCTCGAAAGCGTCTAGAAAATCGTTCACCGCATGCTCGACTGTTTCACCCTCATAAGATGTATCGATTATGTACTTGCAATCTTCATCATTGAATTCATAACCTAGCGATAAAGCATAGGCCTTAATCTCTTCGTTAGTCATTGTAATCCCCTTAGTCAAGATCCCACGGCTTCATCACAATGATGACACCGGCACAGCCCAGCAAAAGTACAGCGATACTTGCATATTCTAGCATAGTCATGATTAAGCCTCCCTAACGGTTGAACAATCAAAACAGAAACTATACCCCTTACCGTCTGCGCTGTCACCGTAGCGCATATTTGACAAATCCCAATCGAGGCCATTCTTTTCAACCAATGCCTTAACTGCCTGAAAGTGGCAAACCTCAAAAGAGTATTCGTGAGGATATGAGATAGTGGCAGTAAAGCCTTTGTGATTACCTGAGCCTGTTGTGTAGGCTTTGATGCGAGCCCCACGGCTGTTGGAGGGTCGAATGTACTTAGTATGAATTGCGATCATGTCTAGGTTCCTTTTTAGTTTAGGTTTATTTTAAAACAATCAAGTCAGAAAGCGGAATCTTAACCGATTCATAGCCTCCACAGTACACGGAAGCACAGGCAGAGTGTCCGTGAATGGTTTCCTTATGCAAAGCCACTACAATGCCACAGAATCTCCGAAATGCTTTGGGAGTGGTTCTTACCTTATCGCCGATTTTAATATTGTTCATAGTCTAGGTTCCTTTATAAATTAATTAAATAGTACCGCTTGCTTTGCTAATTTGAAAACCGCTTGAACCTTGCTGCCTGCCGCATTGTATCCATAATCTAACACTTTACCGTCAACCACGGCTAGCACATGGCCCCTAATCTTGATTATAAACCGCCCGTAGCCCAAGCGGCTCAATAGATTGTCCAAAGTTATCCCCGGCTGAGCTGCCTTGCCCGTTCTAAAGCTAAGGTATTTTGCCCCCTTAGTTGTCCCGTGAATAGATTCTAGGGTGAAGCCTAAGCGATTAAGAACCGGCACCCAATCATCCGCTTTCATACCCTGCCGCTTCACTCGCCCGGCCTTGGCCATGATCTTATGGGCTAGCTTATAAGGCATTCCCGATGCATTCGCCAATGCCCTAACGGTACAATCATTGGCTTCGCCCTCAAACCGTTCTACACCTTTACAATCGCTCTTAATTAGTGCCATAAAAACCTCCATTGAATTAGTTACTATATGACCATTATAACGGCTTAGATTCACTCAAAGATACTAGGGAAAACCCGTATCTCGACTAACCTACTCAGGTATTGTTGTTTATTTACAACACTGTGGTTTATCCCCAACATTGTTGTTTTTATGCAACACAGCCCTAAGTGTGGTATAGAAACAACACAGCCTAGGTAGTGTTGTATTGGTGCAACACCGCCACATACTTGTCTCTAATAAACAACACTGTCTCTTTTGCACCACACTGTCTCTAATAAACAACACTGTTGCGCTAAAACAACACAGTCTGCATAGTAAGCACTGACTAACATGACAGGGGGGGGTGGGGTAGCCAATGTTAATTAATTATTGTTGAACCACCACAGATACAAAAAAGAGCAAATTAGACTTATAAGTGGTCAATAATTAACCAGCAATAAAGATCAATATAATCAATGACTTAGTCTTATATAAAGACTCCCTATGAAGGTCAATGAAATCAGTGCTGGAATCTGTGCATTGCGAAGGCCTGAGCAGGCACTAGGTAGTCACTAAAGAGGCATTATTGACACTGCACATAACAGTCAACACTACCCAATCAAGTAAAAATGTGCTATAGTCTCTATATTGATAGCACTGAGACAACAAGTACTAGGTTGTGCCTTAAAAAAAACATACATTAACAACTAACCTTAGGTTTTGTGTTTTCTGTGCTGATCTATATTGGAGAGAAACTTGGAAACAAAAGACCAAGATATGGTTCTTGTGTCTTCTTCCACCGATGCCCCTTCTATGCCTACACAGAATACGGTTTCTGTGTTACCTAAGAAGAACC